CAACCAAAGCCTGCTCTTTTTCCATCGATGCAGAATGCTCAACATGGGAACGAGATAAAAATCCAAAAATGCCCATGCTTGTTATGATACTTAACACAAAAACAGCAATAAGCAAATAATTTCTTATGAATTTAAATGCGCTGTGCCATTCTTTGTGTAGCCACACTGCTGCAACAAGCTTTCCGACCTCAAGAACTGCACCCATTATTATGATCGCTTCCCTTGACCCAGGGAACATAGTAGCAAGACCAACTATACTAAAATAAGCCGCAGTAAGAGAAATGCAGATTGCAGAAGCAAAAATAATTAAAACCAAAAACATATTAATTTTCTTGATCTGTGTCTCTGTTTTCTTTTAACTCGTCGTAATGGCTTAAGTTAATTAATTCAAATCTAACTAAAGAAAAATGTTTACCAGTATTCTTCCGAGAAGATATTTGGTATCCATAATTTTTTAAGAAGGAGGATAGCTCCTGTATGTATTTTACCTGAGTATAGCAAATGATTAAGATCGGCGCTCCATCAAAAGAGTTTTCCTGAGAAAAAAGAACATCTTCTGAGTACTCGTAGCAAATATTTTCTATTGTATCTGTCATCAATAACAGAGTACACAAAAAATCAAAAGAAATCGTCTATATCGACTTTTGGTTTGTTCCAATAAGGGCAGCCTTTATACTCCATCATTTCTATGGTTTGCCCCTCTTTGGCTTCGAGGGAGTCTTTGTTTTCTTTGAATGCTGATTTAATTATTTTGCCGTTTTCATCTTTTAAAACGTAATAATCTAGCGGCTTTCTATGAGAACAAATATAAGCAACGATTGGTTGTCCGGATTTGTCTAGCACGGGTTGACCTTTGGATATTTTATAGCCATCCTTTCCGCACATTAATGGACCACCAAAGGTTCCGTCAGAGGGATAACCCTGAGCTCCTGCAAAATTAGATTCTGCAGTCTCTTCGTCAAAGTTGTCAATGAATTTCTGTATCTCAGTTAGGTGAAACTCGAGACCTTCAAGCTCCTCTTCTGATATATCTTTCATTTTGACTCGACCATTTGAATTTAAATCAAATTTTAGAAACAAGAACTCGACCTGCCTCTTCTTGAAGTGAGGAAATAGTTTTTTAACCGCAAGTGTGTACATGAGATCTTGGAGATTGTCCGTTAACTCTTTACCTTTGAAAATTTGTTTGCTACTCTTGAAGTCTCTAATGATTGCCGTGCCTTCTTCTTCGTAGAGAAAGAGCTTATCAATAAAACCCCTCATTCTATAAAGTTTCTCACCTTCGTCAACCGTTATATCGAAAGATTGTTCTGAGATTCCCTCGTCTGGACTATCCATTCCAGCCCCACCAAAGAAGTCAAAATGCAGGCCAGCCAAAGTCATGTTGTTTATCAACTCAAGGTTGTCTTTATCATTTACGTTTAACTTTTTAGCATGATAGGCTACAAGCCTTCTTATTGGCTCGCATAAATATATTGAATCTTTTAATATAATTTCATCATAAATATGCTTATGTCGGGGCTCGCCAAGAAGCTCGAATATTAAGTGGCAAATCCAGCCCCTGCTCGAGCCATCGTTTCCGGCGTCAGGAACTTTCAGTTTATAGTTTGCCCAATATTTCCATGAACAACTTTGTGCAGTTTTGATTCTACTGGCTGATAGTGGAGTTATTTCTTTCATGAGAAGTATTTGTTTTTATATGATGAGGCAGATATGTCTTTGCTTTTCAAAAGATCAAGGATTTTTTTGTGATTGTTCTTGACCCCTTCTTTTATATCGAATTCGTTTAGTTTTTTGTTCCATGATAAAAAGTCTTCATCGTTCATGTCTCCGAAGTCGGAGGCCGCTGGTGGATGGATTATTAATTTATCCCTATCGAAGAAGTTTAGTAGCTTGAGGTAACTCTTAAGAGACCCTATCTCTCCCCTGTTCTTTTCTTTATCACTATCATTGTTTAGTGATATGATAATTTTTTTTAAACCTAGAGAAACAAGATGGCAACACAAGGAGTTAGAGACTGAGGTTCCAAAAACAACTAGAACGTTCCTGAAACCCTTGTGATGCAGTCTCAATAGATCACCTATGCTCTCAACAAGTATAACTTCTTGGCGGCTGCTTATTTCATCTCTAATTGGTAAGTCTCCTGAGCTATTTTTTAAATAAAATGGATACGCCCAAGTTGATTTCTTCCCCATGTGCTTCCATTTTGGCCTATCGTTTGGCTGTTTGGACATGTCTCTACCACTAAAGCCATGTATTTCGCCATTTGAATTGTATATGGGGAAAACGAACCGTTGGTACATTGCCCCCTCTGTAGCTAAACCACACTTAAAAAAAGAGAGTGTTTCGTCACCAACACCGCGATCATTATAGAATTTATAATGAGGCAGCAGCTTCATTAGTATCGATTCTGGGTAAGTTTTTTCCATTTCAATTCTTTCTTTGGATGTGGGGGTTATGCTCTCAGAAGGTAGCGAATCAAAGTCATATCCATCCAAGAATTTAGATAACTCCGACGAATCATTAGTTTGTAGGGTGGCCTCGACTAATGATTTTAGGGGGAGGTGCTGGCTGTTATTTACGTAGTCAACCCAAACTCCAGAGTTTTTATATATTTGCAAAGCGGTAGAGTTCTTGCCCCCTCTGTATAGCGCATTGGTTCTCCAGTGGTTGCCAAAGTCTGTTAACTTATACCCAAGCTTTTGTAAGACGTCTTTTATCTTTTCTGATGTCAAATCTCTATCCCTCCTCCAAAAATATCGTTGTCATCTTCTAAGTTTACGTTAACTTGAGACTCAATCATGTCTTGCAGGTCTCCGACTTCAGTTATATTGAAGTTTTCAAAGTTTAAGTTGATATAATTTTTCTTTAGATCTCCTGTCGGCATTCTTACTGGTTGCACTGCGCGATGTATATTCTCCCCTAGGTGCCTAAATTTAAAACATGTTAATTTATGAGTGCCAAAGCCAGGCTCGGCGGCAAGCTCGTCAAGTGTTTTTTGTCGCAAACCAAACAAGTGGGAGCTAAATTGAGTAATTCTATCAGACAGGGATACTATGCTCTCATCTTCTACGATGTTCTCAGAGCTCCTATTGTTTGTTATGCCAGACCTATTACTTTGAACACTTGTCATCATTGAGATAGAAGGTAGTCCATCTGTGGTAATATCTCTTTGGATCAATTTCTTAAACTTATCAACCATCTCTCCAACTATTTGCCATTCTGATTTGTTTTTAGAGTTTTCAGATGTAGTTTTAATGTAGTCAAAACTTAAAATCATAGGATTACCCCTACCAACGGAGCCGTAGTAAAAATGTTTTACAGCTTGAATCATTGAGTCTACAGGCATGCCACCTACGTTCTGGTAGTATAGCTTGTATTCTTTTATCTTTTTCCAAACAGAACGAACTCTATTTACCACATCTTCTCCAGCCTGTCTCCATTGCCCAGTCTCAAGCAGATTCATAGGGACTTGAGCTAGAGATGCGCACTGTCTCATCATTAATTCTTCTTTGCTCATTTCCCCATTATCCAAATGTAGGACAGGTATATTTTCTTTTGCGGAAACCTTAACGCAGAAATCCATAACAAACTGAGTTTTACCAACACCAGTTCTAGCCACTAATGTAGTTATGTTTCCTGGACGCAGAAGAGATCCGTAGAGTTCATGCAGTCTTTCATGAGGACCTTTGGGACCAAACTCAGTCTGGGGGTTGTTTCCTTTGTCTTCTACGCATTGCTCCATTTCTTCAAAAATATTAGAAGCTTTATTGTCGCCAAGCTCATAAGAGCTGACTTGATCGTTATATATAGAGTCGGCTAAGTCTATTATTTGAGTAAAGTTTTTAGAACTATCTAGGTTCTTCATTGAGCTGGTTAATTTAGCCCCAGTTTCACCAATCCCCCTTCTTACTGTAAGCTTAGAGAGCTCTTTGGCTGAGTCAATTATCGATTCTGCTGAGCCTTTTCTTAGTTTAAGCGCTCGAGAGTATTCGGATATATTAATATTGTCTTCAAAAGATATTCCGGAGAGTTTAATTTTTTCAGCAAGAACAACTTCATCTATATAGTTCCCTTCTTCATAATCAAGCTTCAAAAATGTAAACACAACTCCGTTTACATCTGATACAAAATCCTTGGAAGTAATAAATGAAGCTATCTCCATGTATTTCTCCGGATGATTTAGTAGGCCGCCCAAAAACTGTTGTTCTAATTCGTAAGAATATACCATAGTGCTATACTAGCAGAGAAGAATGAATTTGTAAAGCTTTTTGTGAAAAATTATTCGAGCCCAATATCTGGGTCTTCGTTTTCCATGTTATACATGCTCTCAGCTTCTTCAATATTTAATAAATATTTCTCCAAAGACTTTCTAAGGCCCATCTCTACGATTTGGTTCTGAGCTCTAGTATAAACTAGGGGTTTCCCATTCTGGTCTGCATAAGCTATAATGAAACCCTTGCTATGTTCTGCTCCACCTGTGAACTCGAAAATTTGTTCAAGCAGGTTTTCGGGCATTGAAAAAGTTTGCATGTTTTCTGGATCTATATTGTTGCTCATTTATATAATATACACTTATTAAAGGATGACTCCAAAGGTTTTGAATAAATCTACAGATAATTTATCTTCTGGGTAAATCTCTACTAGTTTAATGTTGTTCAGTTTGCAGAATTCTTGCTTATCATTGTCTCTCCTTATCTGACTAAGGAAAGTTGTTTTTGATTTGCCGTGAAAAAATGGTGTGTATTTTAAATGCTGAGCGCCTTGAACTTCTATTGCGATGTTTTTATTGGCGTTGTATAGGTCTAGGCTCATTCGGGTGCCAACGATAGGGAACTCTTCAAATACCACATCGTTAAACCAATAGTTCTTCACAAACTCTTTTACTCCAAATTGCATTTTGCTTCTGCTAGGCTTCTCCCATTTTACCATATAATTTTTTGGCTTTTTGACTCTTTTTGTTGAACCAACTAATGTTTTAAAAATCATTCTGCTAGGACTGATAGATTATTTCTGAGAAATGTTTAATCAAAAACTGTATTAAGTCTGGATTAGCTTCGAGTAAGTCATTTAGTTTTGGCTCGCCGTGGAGTTTAGCAGGGAATTCATGACCTTCTTTTTTTAGCAGCTCCACGAAATCTTCTTCTACTGATATCCATGCGCCCTTCTTGTTTATATAGCCCCATAGGTATAGCATATCTATAAGCTCCTTCTCTACCCATATAGAAGTTCCATTCTTGCGCCCATATTTAATTGGATACTCAAGGACATAATTGGTTTTCTCATTAGGAGATTTCTTTACGGTCATTTTTGCGACATGACCAATTATTTTATTCTTGTCATGGTCTAATGGCGCGCTAGGATTTTCTAGTATTAGGTCTTTTTTAAACCTAGGTTCGAATTCAAGTATATAATTAGCGAAGTGGAGAAGCGCATTGCCACCTGTGGCAGTAGTTTGGCGGACAGGAGCCTTGCTATATGGGTCAAGCTTGATATCTGCACGAACCTGAGATATAAATATAGCCATGTGGCCTCTTTTGGCGAGAGCAATACTCATCTTTTGCATAAACTTTGCGCCCAGCAGCGCCCCACCAGCAATCTTATGAGAGTCTTCAAAGTTTTTCTTGAGGTCATCCTTCATTATTAACCCATCCAGGGAGTCTAGCACGAAGCAATATTTTATGGCCTCAGGAGTTCTCGCAATAAGGACCCTCATTAAATCTAGTACAGTCTCATATATATTACTCTCAAAAACAAAACAACTACCTTGATCCCATTCATCTTCTTTAGATACGAACTTGATACCAGAACGTTCTCTTACCTCTGGAGATAATCTTCCCTCTGCTTTGATGTATACAGCCTTTGCTTTTGGCATTTTTAAGAAGTTCTTCGCAACCTCTAGAGCTTCAGAGGTCTTGCCTCCCTCGTTTATACCAACAAACCTATGAAGCCCAGGCCCAAGCCCCCCGCCTAGTTCAAAATCTACTTTAAGGCTGCCGCAAGATACCTTGTAGTCTATATCTTCTTCGTAGTTGTAGTGATGCTCTTCATTTTGTTTTAAAAAGCTCTTGAGTGAATCTATTGATCCTGTTTCTGTTTCTGTTTTTTTACTCATGATAGAAATTCTTTAATATTTTTTGGTTTATTTTGTTTTATGTAATCTTCTCCTGTTTTTTCTTTTATATCTATTTGTTTATTAGGAGGTATATTGTATGTGTATCTATTGTATTTCTTTTTGAGTTGATCTGCGTAGTAACCAGAGCGCAATACAATTATGCTGTCAAGCTTCTTTGGGAACGATAAACCTTTCCAGAACCCATCAATAGGGTAGGATTCAATCAATATGTTTAGGGATTTTATTTCCCTTCCCCAAAACAATCTCTTTTGAGTCTTGGGTTGTTCTATTAACTTTTCGATTACTTTCTTCTTTTCAGTTTGAGTCACCTATTAATAATAGCACAAACAATAAAAAAAGTCAAGGGAATTAAATGAAGTATCTTGGCTGGTATTTGTAGGGGTGTGACACTGGGAGATTATCTGAAGTACCCCACTTGTGGGCTAAATACCCTTCCATCTTTTGCCTAGTTGCTTCATCTGTATTCTCCGCAAAAACGACTTCCGAAATAAACCCTGAGGGCTTTTCAGCGTCCGCCCTGTTAGCAAACACTCTAAAAGTTTTTGGACTGCCAAGTTTTGTGGTGTAAGCTATAGGCGTATTAGTAATATCTGCTCCGTCGGCATATATTAGACATTGCTGGGAAGAGGTAAAATCCATAGTCAACGCAAATATACGGTAAACTCCGCCAAGATTTCCGTGCGTTGAGACCCCTGTGTTCGAGCCCCCTATTCCGTTGGCTGCTAGTTGACCTCTAAATTCTGAGATGTTTCCGGCTGCAAACTGAAAACTGGTTGACCCGATGGCAGATAATATTGAATCAAGCGGTGAGTCTATGGCGTCTATTTTACAAACCATAAAAATAGATAGGTTGCCGCTACTTGGTAGGTTCATATTTTGAGTGAAATAATTGTCGTCTCCATCCATGGATATAACGTCTAATGAATTTTGCCCTCCAGGTATTAGTGTCTGATTCTTCACAGAAGATGAGCCTGCTAGTAGGCTGTTATTATTCAGGCTTTTGTCAGCTATAGCTTCCACTATACCAGAATTTATTGTTAGCGTTGAGTTATCGCTTGCATCGTACCATGCAAATAGCGAACTTTCTTCTGGGGTCCAGCGATATTGAAAATTTTTGAGCTCAGTGTCGGGGTAAAATTTAGTCTGGTATGCGGAAGTTTTACCGATGAGCCTGAAGCTTGATATATCCCCCATTACAAATCATGCTTTTCCTGCAACAAGCAAGTTCCTGTAAAATTAGCATCACCTGTGAAGGTAACCCTGCTGTATCTGAAGTTGAATTCATCGTAATAACTAAAAGTTGTATCGGTAGAGGACTCGATTGTCCTTGTTTCTATTGACACCCAGTTGGCCCCATCCATGCTAGCTTCAAATATAAAACTACCAGTAAAGGTATTGTTGGCGCCAGTATAGCAATGAGCTATGTAGCCATGCTTGCTATAAGAAGGGGATGCAGTCGGATGAAGGTCCGTCGAGGCGCTACTACTTCCAAGGTCCGCACTGTCAAAATTTGTAGAATCTGTAAGGCTGATATAAGTCTTTGGGTCAAAAGATGGAACCGGATTAGTGTCAGATACATCTACGTCGCCCACCTGTAGGTTGGCGCTAACAAAATCTGTGTCGCTAGCCAAATCCCTAACATCTAAGTCTGTGGACTCGACGTTGATCGCTTGATTTTCACTGGTATAGATGTTTACGGAGTCTTCGTCTTTGTCTAAATTTACGTTGATCTGTGCATCTTCTATATTTACAGTCAGTAAATCTCCAGTATTTAAAGGTCTCCAGCCGCCAGCCTCAGAATTAATTCCTTGATCCCATATGTATTGTAAATTTACATCTGGAGAATGTGATGCTTGACTGCTTCCGCTAAAAAGAGGATTATCGTATGTTTGCGTAGGTATTGTACTCATAATTTTATTATCTTATAAAAGTATACACTTTTTTAGCGCCTTTTGCTGGGAATTGCATAAAATCCAACAACCATAAAGCATAAATCCATAAAGGACGAGAGCATCAAGCCTCCAGTCATTTGAACCAACTCCCAGTCTTTAGCTCCGAATATCCAACTAAAAAATCCCCATCTAGTTCCTTCTCCTTTTGGCACTATCAGATTATAGGTTATGTCTGGGTTGTGGGCATAGTAAATCATCAAGTAACACATAGTGAAGGTTATTGACATAAAAAGTATACGTCTTGAGATTTTCACGAAGGGGTCGCTGGCTTGAGCAGATTGGTTTTTGCAAATAGCATCAAACATAGCTGCATCTTTGGCAGCTATAAAGAGTTGGTCTTGGCGTTTTTGCTCAAGCCAAGAATTAATTAAATTGCAGAGCAGCTTGATTCCTGCTCCAAGAATTGTATTTAATATAGGCCCCATCAGTCCGGAAGCTTATCGTAGTCAGCCTTGCTGCAGAATTTAGTCAGCTTAGTGCCGTCTTCATCTACCGCTTTTAAGGCGTATCTTATCGATTGCTTTCCGGTCTTGGTTGTTTTTTCGTAAGCGTGTTTGGAAACGCTAGACTCTTCAACTGAGACTTTCTTTTTCTTTTTTACGTTGTAGAATTCGATCATAGTAAAAGTATTTACACTTAATACCCTGATGAGTCACTGCAATTTTGCATCTGATCGTAAATCCAGGCATAAGTTTTCTCGAGTCCGTCTTGTAGGGTGATTGATGGAGCCCATCCAAGCACCTCTTTGATCATTTCATTGTCGCTATTTCGACCACGAACTCCTTGCGGCGCATCAAGATTGTAGTTTCTTTTTAATTTAATCCCGCCAATACCTTCAGCTATATCAACCAGCTGATTGATTGAAACCATTTCGTCACTACCTAAATTCAATGGACGAGTGTCGCCTTTTTCCCACATCAAGTCCATTCCGGTTATACAATCGTCGATATACATAAAAGAACGAGTTTGCTCGCCATCACCCCAGATTTCAATTTCATGATTGCCGCTCATCTTAGCGTCAATAACCTTACGGCAAATAGCTGCTGGAGCTTTTTCGCGGCCTCCGCGCCATGTGCCATAAGGGCCATAAACGTTGTGGTATCGACAGACCCTAGAATCAATATTAAAGTCCTTGCCGTAGTAAGAAGTTAAAATCTCGCTAAAGAGTTTCTCCCAGCCATATCCATCTTCCGGATTTGCCGGGTATGCAGTGTGCTCTTTTAAGCCCTGTGAGGCAGCATCTTTAATGTCAGACTGAATCTCTTGAGGGTAAATGCAGGCAGAGGAGCTATAGAGTATTTCTTTGACCCCGTTGTCTCTGGCAGCCATAAGGATGTGCGCCTGGATTAAAACTGATTCCATGCAAAGAGCATGATTGTTTTGAATGAAACCCATGCCACCCATGTTACAAGCAAGATTGTAGATTCGCTCAACACCTTTTGATAGATTGTAACAATGGTGCTTTTCCCCAAGATCACAGTCAAAATGATTTTCAGCAGCATCAAAAGTTTGATACCACTCTTCTGATGGTTTAATATCGGCAGCAATAACTTCGTGCCCTTGCGCTAATAAATCTTTAACTAAATAACCGGCAATAAAGCCGCCCGCTCCTCCAACTAATATTTTCATTTTTTTGTTAATACGAATTGATATTCTATGATTTCAAAATTTTCTATTTCGTCAAAAAAGTCTTCTAAGAATGAATCTACTGCAGGTATAACGCCAAAGTCAAGAAGCCTAATTTGAGCATCATCATCTTGGTAGGCGTTTCCGCACATTGTTCCGCCAGGCTTTAATTTTGTCCACCAATTTTCTAAATCCTGCTGAATGAAAGAATATGAATGATTCGCGTCAAGATAAATCCAGTCAAACGAGCCATCTTCGAAGTCATCAAGTGCATCAATTGAGTATTTTTCAATAATTTCCACACGATTGTCTGAAGAGAATTTATTAACGACGTTTTGCTTGATCAAATCTAATTCACCCTGATCAATTGCGTGCCATCTAGCTGGAATATCCATTATGCTAACCCATGAATCAACTAAATAAAGCTTACTTGGGTCCATCTTCAGCATGAATTCAGAAAAGTCGCCCCTGAATACACCTATTTCTGCGCAAACATCTCCTGGTTTAATCTTTTCCAGCAGAGAAAGCCTGGAATCATCTAGTTCGAATTCGTATGGTAATGGCATTTTATTTAAAATTTGTAGTTATATTTTTTTATGTCTTCTTTGTATGTATTATACACAATATTCTTGCTATCTTCTACGTATAATTCTCTATAGTCTTTATTGTTTGTTGAGTTTGTTTTTGGTAGGTTCTTTATTGGAAGGTTTAATTTGGATCTAATGCTGAAGTAATCATGCTGTATGTTCTCGTGTCGACCAATAAAATCAACAGGCTCATCTAGGAAATAAGAGAACGGTTGAAAGTGGATGCCGGACTCATAAGAGCCATCTTCTCTTTTCATTAGCTGCTTAAAGTCGTCTATGTGATTAACAAAACCACTGAAGTCTAGTTCGTTAGCTAGGTCAGCTATAATGCTATTTCTTTTGTACCATCTATGGCCCGGAACTAATTTTTGAAAATACCTATAAGCGGAAGCAACCCTATCGTATGGATTTCGAATAAACGTAAAAGAAAAATAACCTTGGCCGATGTAATCAAAATGACAAGAAGCTGGACTATGCCCAGAAAAACCCACAGAAGTTAATTTTAAGTCAAGATTAATTGAACTGCCGGCACACTTAGGAATATGCACGAAGACGCACTTCAACTTTTCTGAAATCATTTCTTCTGGAAAACAAATTGATCTTTAATTAATTCCGAATGATTAATTTCGGATTCGCGCTCTTGTCTGAACTCGTCAACAGCCTGCACGATGCCGAATTGCAATTCTTCAACTTGATATTTTCCTTCGATATAGTCATCGCCGCACAAATAGCCTCCGCTTTTAAGTTTTGGCCACCAGCCATTAAGGTCTTCTTTTACGAATTCATAGCTGTGATTGCCGTCAATATAAATCCAATCTACAGAACCGTCTTTAATGTCAGTCATTGCGTCAGCGGAAAATTTCCGTATCAATTTAACCTTTTTGTTAAAGAAGAACCTCCTCTTTACCGTGTTATAAATATCATCTAAGTTTTTTTGCTCAGTATTATGAAGACGGCCTTCTACATCGTTGATAGTTTGCCAAGGATCAATCAAGTAAAGCTCAGAAATTGGAAGCTGAGCGATATGCCTAGACAAATCACCCTTCCAAACTCCAACCTCCACACAAACTGCGTCGTTTTTAATAAATTGCAATACTCCTTTGTTTCCTAAGCTCATTTTTAATCCTTATATATCATTGTTTTTTCACATTCAGGTAGTTTTGGTATTTTAAAACCATCCTTACTCATATTATACACTAAATTTTTTGTCATTTTGCCGGCATCCAGAGATTCAGCCATGTTGATTTGATTACTACTGGTGGCGTATAGATCTTTGACTGGCTTGAAGTTCATTATCGGATAAAGCTTTAATAGTGGGTAGTGCTCTTCTAATCTTTCGTTCAGGTACAAATATTCGATCACCTCTTTCTTGAGCAATTGTGGTTGGAATATCTGGTGATGATTTTTCTTTTGTATTAATTCAAGCTCACCGAATTTTTTTTTGATATTTGTATATGAAGTTTCAGCGTCAGCGTTTTTTGTAAACATAAAGCCGCCAATATTCGAGGCGTTAAATTGATAAAGGTCTTTTATTATTTGTTTGTTTTTAAAATCCAATATGTATTTGTCATCTTGCGCCCACCATATAAATTCATTAGGCTGAGCTATTGATAAAAGAGTGCGAATAGTTGGCTTAACTCTGCTATCAGTCTGCAATAGCTTGATTTTGTCGGAGCCGTATTTTTCTACTAAATGATCAGGTTTAGTATTATTCCATGGAACGTAAAAAACAAAAGGATTATCTGGCCAACATTTAAAGTATGTATATAAGACATATTCCAGGATCGGCATATTCCGATCAAAAGTAAAACATAGCGCTTTCATTTATTAATAAACTCATAGCCAAAATAATCAATTTCTTCTTTGTACATCTCCCCTACTTTCTTTACAGAATATTCGTTATAATAATTACTATAATGATTGTGGCTGGATTGATTTAATTTCGGGAGCGATATATTATTAGTGACACCGATACTATCCAAAGCAAAAAATAAGTGCTCTTCTATATTTTCAAACCTTCCGATAAAGTTATAGAAAGAAGGGTTTTTTAATTGAAAAAATTGAGAACGCGCATGCCATAAAATATTTTTTTGGGGTAATGGATACTTTCTTATAAAAGTATTGAAGTCATTAATGTTTGGAAATCTTCCCGAATCAGAAAAAGGAAGAGCATGCTTTTTCCAAACCGAAACTATTCGGTCCCAAGGATTTCGGACAAAAGAAAATTTATAATAATCATCAATATGATCAGCGTATTTTTTTTTGGCTTGGTCAAATAAACTAACAGAGTGTTGATTCTGGTAAAAAGCTTCTCTAGAACTCTTCTGAAAGCCGCAAGATGCTAAAACGCGCTCAATGGAAGTTCCCCCACATTTGGGCATATGAAAAAACAAGGCTTTATGCTCGTGAGAAATCATAATTCTGGCAAATAATAATCAGGGAACCAGTCTTGCTTGCACTTGCTGGTTCTGTACATTTTAATTTCAGGATTGATGATCTTTGCCCAACTCGAAAATGCGGATTGATTTTTAAGTACATACTTGCATCGAGAAAGAACGAGCATTTCTGCTACAGCATTTTTTGTTAATTCTAACTTGTTGTCAAGTGTTTTTTGAGATAAATGGAAAACTGGTTCAATGTTAGTGAAAAACACAGGGACATTAAGCATTTTTAAGATTTCATTTTTTAAAAATTCCTTTAGAGCAACTTCATCAGACAAAACAAAAACGCTTTCAAAATCATAGCGCTCAGCAAAAAGTTTTATTTTTTCAATGTAAGCATAATTATCTATAGGAACATTCTCCTTGTCATTCTTTCTAGACTTATCATTGCCTCGAAAATGTATACCAAGACAATTATCGAAAGGTTTGCAAATTTCAAAAGACAAATCAATAATGCTTTGATTCAATTCAAAATAATGATTAAAGTAAAAGCTTGCCTCATTGAAGTCGGTATACTGATATCTTTCTATATCTAGCAGGTTTACAGTTTCACCTGGATTTGCGTTTTGTTTTTTAGGCTCAATAATATGAGGGATAATCCTATCTTGGTCCGAAGGGTTTCCATGGTTTACGTTTCTAATATCCCAATGAGGGTATATCTTATTTTTATATAAATAAGGCAGTCTTGCGTTAATCCAGTTCATCGAGGAACCAAAAAGCCCCTCTTTGCTTTTGTTGAAGATTTTCATTTATTAATATTAAATTTTAGCACGGGTTTGTCTTGCCATGGGTTTATTTCTACTGGTAGTATGTTGCATTTTTCTAGATATTTAGCTACTGCAAGGTCTTCATATATATCGTAATTTCTAATTTCTGAAAGTTTATAAAAATTTTTCCACTTGTTTAAGGCTTTAGAACTAAGGAAATATGTTGTGCCGCCATCCATCCAGTCGGGGTATCTTCCATTATATCTTTTGTTGAACCAGGGCGAGTCTTCTCTTACTCTTCCGATATGCCAACCACGCTTACCTTCTCCACTTTTTAGTTTGAATCCAGCGTAGTTTAGGCCGTTGAGCGAGTTAACTAATGCTTCTTGGCGCCCTTCGTTCCAGCGCATGAAATCAACATCATCATCTATTTTCCAGAAGTAATCATAGCTGTTAGCGTATCCGTTATCTGCTAAATATCCATAGATAGCAAACATTTTTTCTGGCAGGTCTTCGTATAAATCACGGCATTTTAATTGAATAACATTTTCTTCTAACTGTTTTTCCTCTTCGCCGCCAACAAAAATTAAATAATCACCAAGATTCCATTTATTGACGCGAGCCTTTATATCTTCAACTCTATGAATATATTTATGACAACAGACGAAAATTTTAAATATTTTTTTCACACTAGCCAGTGATTGAATTGTTTCATTTTGTCTATCTTTCCTTCTATAGAGTCTATGCTATTGTAATGAACAATAGATGGATTTAATCTTTTATTCCATTTATACCAGCGATATCCATTGGGGAAAGAGTCTTCATTAAGCTTGTGGACTTTTAGGCTAGAGTATTTGTCTGATTGTAATTTAGTATGGATATAATTTTGATCGCTTTGCTCACCATCTAAAACAAGTTTCTCGGTTGTGTCAAAAAGATCTACTGTTAAATCAGAAGATTTGACCATATAAAAACCCGTGCAGAGCCTATCAAAATCATTTTGCCCAACAATATCGAAATTATCAAGTAATCCATGCATGTATTCTATGGGATCTTTTAGGTAGAAAATATCTAAGTCGGTGCAAAAAACAGTGTGACCTTGTTTTAATAACTGATGGGTGTGATCTAATTTTTTGTATACGGTATCCAGGAAGCCTTGACTTTGCCAGTCCCCCGATTTTGTCTCAACATTTATAACCTCAACACTGGAAATAATTGAATCAAAAGAAGATGTGTTGGCTAAGAAATTATCGCGAATAGATTTGTATCTATTGTCTCCCGAACTAATTACAGAAATTAATTTTAAATTAGTCATAGGTGATATAATTTTTAAAGACAGGATAATTTTTATCGAATTTTTCTGATTGCTTTTCGCCTTGAATGTCAAGCCCTGATTTAATTCTAAACTTAACGATATCGATATTTTGTAACAATTCGTCAACCCATTCTTCTCCATTGTGGGCGAAGCTTTTTAATTTAACGATTAAATCTTCAGTTTTCATGAACCAAGACGCATGCCAGCCAGATAATTCCTGTTTCTTGATCGGCTGGGGGAATTTAGGATGATCCCATCGCCAACCGCATTGCATGCCCCTCCAGTGGGGCATTCTTTTTTGAAGCTCCCTCCAGTAGGAGAAAATAATACTGTGATGTTGCCATGCTCCTAGGTAGCAATCCCAGGATACGTTAAACCAATGAGGCTGGACAAGCAAGACTGTGTCTTTGGGTAACTCGTTTTTGTAGTTAGTGATTAATTCTGTGTCTATAATTTCATCTAGATCACAAAAAGAAACGATATCTTCGTCGTTTAAGTTTAGCAATGAGACTCCTTTCAGTAATACCTCATATCTTTGGGCATATTCCCTTTTCCAGTTGTCTTTTCCTCGAGTGTTACTTTTTATATGAACTATCTTGTCGGAAAATTTAGAAAACATTTGTTTGTTCTCCTCAAAGTAAAGTGGTTTTTTATTGCCGCTGAAAGTCCATGAGTTTTCATATATAACAAACTTATCTACATAATCGTTTAATTCATGTAGCCTGAAATTAAGTATATCAAGCTCATTATTAAACATGAAGGCATCTATTATCTTAGGCTTTATGACCATTTTTGGTTGAAATAACTTTTACCTATTGACCGAGTTTCGTCTCTATTGATCGTCTCATGATCAAGATGATACCCAATACAATTAGTATTAAGGATGGTATCATGCCCATCTAGTTGAGCTCGTCGGGCAAAATCAAAATCCTCTCCACCCCAACCTTTAAACTCTTCATCTAGACCTCCCAGTTTTTTAAAAATATCAGCAGGGCAAGACCAGTTGCCGCCATACATATATCGCGGAGGTATCTTTTTACCGTGATGTAATTGTGGTTTTTTGAGCCCAGAAATGTAATCCTTTCTTCTGTCCTCTGTCGCTATTAAATCTATCGACCAAAAGTTGTGCCGTATTTTTTCTTTTGTTATAGATTTTACATAATCAATTGGTATTGATGGATAACTGCCAGCGATTAAATAGTTATTAAATTTTGAATGCTCCTCTATTCTTTTGGGGTGAGATATAATATCTGAATTACCAAAAATTAATCTATCTCCAGTTGCTAGTTCTGCGCCTCGATTCCAGATATATGCAAGCCTGTAGCCTTCATTGGGGCGGCTAAAATATTGTATTCCTTCTTTTTCTAAATATTCTATTGTGCCATCTGTTGAGCCATCATCTGCTATAATAATCTCAAAGTCTTTTTCTGTTTGATAGCGCAAGCTCTCAATACTTAACTCGAGTGCAGATAAGTTATTGTAGGACGATAATATTATGGAGGCTTTAGGCATAACTAACGCTTCCTCCTGTTTTGTTTTTATTCCATTTTTTTAAATTATATTGTTCTCCCCATTTTCTGCCAGCATCTTCAAATACGCCGTTGAAGTTAATTCGGTTTACATCCTTTAGGTGGCTAGAATCTTCTGATCTAGTTTTTTTATGGTGATTGATTAATAGCTGCTCTGGATCAATTGAAGTCTCTGAAGTAGCAAAAGGTTCGTGTACATTTTTTACAAAAAAATCTTTGCTCCACATAGTTGGGTTAAATGAGAATTCAAAAAAGTGATGAAAGTGAAAGCCAATATATTCATAATCACTACCTATTAATTCGCGCATGTTAAAGGGAATAAGTAAATCCCAGTCATCTTCAAGCCACATGACGTAACCATCAAGATTGTCTAGTTCATTATACGCAGAACTGATCACGTGTTTTGCCGCCGAATAAAAACAGGCTTTATCTGAAATATGCAAGTCTTGGGAGCCTCCATTGAAAGATTTTAAGTTATTTGTGGCTTCTTCTGTTTTTTTAAACGGAGAATCTAAGTTAATAAACCATTTATAATTGACACCCTGATCTTCCAGTATTTTAAAAAAGGGTGGCAGTGTTTGATTATGCAGGTCGGGCCTATCGATTGCAGTAGTTAATATGTAAAGGTCGTAATTCATTATTTAGCCAACCCTCTCATGTGGAGAATTATATTCTTATTGAAATCAAACCCCTCTGATAGAAGTTGTTTTTTTTCTGCAACACGAAGGTTCCATATTTTGCTGTCTAAAATTTTAATTGAGATCGGGTCGATAATTTTTTTTATATGGATTAAATTTTTAGGAGGATTTTTATGCTTGAACTTAATGATATTATTAAAGCAGCCTTGGTCGCAAACTTTTTCATGGTTATTATCCATTGATTTATACCAAAAATCTATAAAAGCTTTAACCAAAGAAGACTTCTTGAAGGAAATAACTCCAGTATTGAAAGCAGAGGTAATGATAAACTCTTTTGCAAGGCAAAGATCATTACCATTAAGATATGAGAAAATAGGCTCTATCGAGCCTTTTACTTCGGTATCTGTATCTAAAAAAACTGTACGCTTATAGGGTGAATTTTTTATGCCAAAAACTTTAGGTTTAAGGCCGAAGTCATTTTTAATTTGATTTCGCTCAAAATCTAAAGAAGAGTCAAGAATTTCCTTGTAGTCAGTAAAAACTGTCGCAGAGAGAGATGGGTTAGTTAGCCTTAAGGAATTGAAAGAATGAAAAAATTCTTTGAGTATTTGTTTCTTGTCTGGGTTGTATTTTCTCTCTTGGGGGGCTGTGTTGGGGTCTACAGCAACGTAAATTACTCCCTTATCATTCACTATTCTTCTTTATTTGGGTGTATTTATTGGAATAGAAATCACTAATAGCTTCGTCTAGATCAGTAGGCCTAGCTAAAGGATTCTTATACATTGATATCTCTCTAATAAGTAGTTCGGAAATATGAAGAGACAATAAGAATGGAGAATTCTCTTCGTAGAATCTTTTGAATTTAGGATTGCCGTTGTTGATTAATATGGTGAAGTCAGATATGTCATCAACCTTAGACATTGATTTAGATTCTTCCTCTCCAAAATCAATAATTCTATACCTTAGCCTTTTTGATTGTTTTAATTTTTGGTTTTTGTATTTATTCCAGAGGGGAGGTATATTATTTTCAGGCTCTGGATCTTCCGGTTCTGGCTCTTCCGGTTCTGGCTCTTCCGGTTCTGGCTCAAAAACCCATTCTTTATCAATTGTGAGCTCTGCGAATTTTTCCAACTCTTTTCTTTCTTTCTCTTCTTTTTTCTCATCTTCTGTTAGTTCTTCTTCTTCGTCGTCCTCCTCTTCTTCAGTGTCCCATAAATCAGAAAAGTCTTCGTCTTCAAAATATTCAGCAAGCATGCTTGATACCTCGTTAGCAAGAGCGTCAAGGATGTTCATTTTTTCTTCGGAGTTCAATTTGATATATTCAACGATCCACTCGAGTAGAACTTTATAAACTCTTTCGTAAAAAGGGTTCGTTATGGGGTGGTCACTCCTTAACCCATGATGAGAAAGATCTTTGGCTGGCATTCCAGTACTATCCATAACTTCAGAGAGGTCATCGCAAGAAATAAAACCAATCAACTTATTAAACACATCATAAATTTTATCTTTATCTTTTATTTCTTCTTTGTTTTTTTCTTCCAACCATTCTAGTGTTGATTCTAGTAAGTCTTGGTCGGACAAGTTAAGCGAGCAGATTTTAACCTTTGATATTATTTCAATGTTTTTTAATGGATGGTTTTTAATTAAGCCGCGATTATAAATTAATGATAATCTAAATTCGATATTGCTGGTGCGCTTTTCGCCGTAGTAGTCGTATTCAAATTCGCGCCTAATAATAGGAATATTAGAGCCAGGAAGTTTGTATGAAAAGTCTAAACTTTCCCCATTAAGGATTAGGTCGAATTTCTTACCTTCTTTTTCAAGCTGCGGCAAAAGGAAGCCAAAGAAAGTGCAAAGCTCATTTTTAATTTGACCAGAAGGCCAGCCCTCTTTTTGTATATGGTCTTTTAGGGTTGCAATAGTTATCTTTGTTCCAGACTCTGTGAGTATAGAGCATTCTTCTGGGCTTATTTCAGTAAGCTCAGGAGAATAATCGTTCAAAAATTCGACGCCAGAAGGCTTGTATTCAACAATAAAGCATTTGCCGTGGATATTCTTTGTTTCAATGATCCAATGTATATCAATCTCGTTGGAGAGTTTGTCGTTTGCAAGTTTGCCACCTATTCCCATTTGACCAAGCTTCACGCCTTTACCGCCAGTCATATCGTAGGAATTTCCAAAGACAAAGTATTTCTCAAAACCACTCATGCCGTTTTCATCTTTTTCATGATCAAAGCCTTGGCCGTCGTCGATTATAGTTGCGCATGCATCGTTAAAATCAATGCGGCAAAATGTAGAGAAATTTTGTATCGAGTTTTTTACAAGCTCAGTAAAGGCTTGAGGTATGTTTACTGTTGATTGAAGCAAGCGACTAAGGTTTGCTCCTGTTTGTATTTTTATTTGTTCCATGATATATTATACACTATACAGAAGCTCTGTTCTGTTTTGTTTTATAAATTTAGCTTTATTCTTCATAAATAATTCTATGTCTTTTTTGTTTTGTTTAAAGTCTTTTGTTTTAACTGGGTTGATGGCTATACAGAAATGTTTAATTGTATACTTGGAGAAATCGATAGACTCTAAAACTTCAAGTGAGATATCAGGGTCAAGTATTGATAAGAAGTCAATAGATGTTGGTGAATCGGATAGAGATTTGTAAACTTTATGCCCCAAATACTTTTTCCCGACAAATACGTTTGAGTCTTTTGTGTTTCTGAATGGGCTGATTTCGACACATGTCAAATGTTTTGCAAAGTTTGTTTCGCGCAAAAACCAACGATCACTTAACCATTTACTTGTTGAATTGACAACTTCGCCGCTATCAAGGTTTATTAAATTAATAATATGCTTATTTGGGCCTTCAAGATGTGAGATTAAATTTTCCATAGTCCTCTATCTATAAATGATTGTTTTTTATGCTCGGCTTCTTTTCTTGTGTTTGGATGCCAGACGTATGTTTCTTCTTCTATTGGGCCGCGCTTGACTAGAGGCTTTGATAGCCCAAGCAATGAGACGTTTAAGTCATTGGTAATGATTAACTCATCTCCATTGTCGAGCGGGCTAATTGATGGATTATTGCTCAATAAGAATTCATTGAAGTTTTTCTGATCTGAGCCCTTGACCTCTCTAGTGTTAAGGAATTTATCTAGATAGTTGATTGTGTTTTTATTGCTTCGAAAAAATATCCAGCCCATGCAGCATGTAAATCCAAAAGCTTCGCGAACCTCTGGTGGGAATGCTCCTTTATGACTAACCGTTGATACAATAATATCTTGACTGTTTGATTCAATCAATTCAGGTATAGGGTTTTTGAGCCAAAGCGCATCAGTGTCTGAATGAATAATGTCACAACCTTCTTCTAAGTACTTTTTAAATATCAAGGTGCGGCGCATGGTATGCTTGCAGCCAGAAATCCAGTCACCATTAAATTCATCTAGAACTCTTGAGTGGCAGCCGTGGGATTTTAAATATTCGTCAGATTCAGAATCGAGACATAAAACTTCGTAATTATCTATGGACAAAGCTTCTAAGTGCTTGACCCAGTTTAAGGCTATTTCTCTGTAAGGATAGTTGCAGAATGATATAATTTTAAGGTTCATCTTTGGTCCCATGTAAATAAATCTAAACCTAATATGTCTTCTTCTGAATCGATGAAGTTTTGTTTTGTTTGCGGCTTTGCTATAAAATTATAATCTTGTAAATACTGGGCTTTTTTAGCCATTGATTTATCTTCTGCGTATTTCATTTTTTGTTTGCCGTGGTGTTCTATTGAAATTTTTGCATTTTTATTAACTTTATAATGATAGAAGCAAAGTTCTTCTTGACTTATATTTACACTAGTTCTGTTTTTACTGGGAGGGAAGTGGGGCGAGTTTTTGTATATCAAGTTTGCGTTTTGAGCATTGAATATATATTTAGGGCCAACTCTTGAGAATTTATCTAAGCATTTTGTCTTCTGCGCTACCAAGTCGCCGACATGAACAAACACAGATTCAAAAAACTTACAACCTAATAACGAAATATCTTGTTTGTTTTTATCTAAAAAACTTGTAATGTTGTCATGTTTGTCGCTATAATAAAATTCATCGCAATCTATAGTTGATACTCTGTCGTGTTTTTTGGCATAATTTTTATAGAAATGATTAAAAGCCGTGGCTTGTTCGTAAGCATGAATTTGATGGTGCTCTAGGTAGTTACCGTTTTTATCCTTTGGTAACCATTTGATAAAAGTGCAGTAATCTTTATACCTTTCCCTAATTTCATCGTAGTATTTATAAATACGACTGTACGGAATATCGCCAACTAAGGGTATATCTATTTGCCTTTTTGTATCTTTTGCTAGGCAAGGTATTCCCGAATGAGAACTTTCGTAAAAGTAAAAGTGGTCTACTCCAAAATCAATATGATACTTCAACCATTCCTCAAAATGAAAAAGATTGGGCCTGAAGAACAAATGAGTGAATATGCAAAATTTCATTTGTCGTAATTAAATAATTCAAAATCTTTTTTGTAATAATTATACATCTTATCTTTTAACTCACTCAACCATATGGCTTCTTTTTTGAACGTCTTTGAATTATATGCATGGGGTAGGTCGAACTGATTTATGCCAATACTAGACCAGGCCTCATTGAGATCTTCGTGGAGGTTTTCAAAGCGACCAATAAAATCACAAGTAAATTCAGGCTTTATTGTGTCTGTAAAATAATGACCGCCATTTAAATGAGGGAAGAATTCAAACTGTGGCAGCGTATGGTATTCGTCGTATTCGCTCCATAAGTTTTTATTGTTTTTGCGGTAATCGATGTCAGTAGTTAGTAGAACATATTCCTCGAACGATACTGATCTTTCTTTATTATAGAATGGTAGGCCGCCTTCTTTTTCGAATTTTAACTCGCCCCATTTCCATGCAGATACGAAGCGGTCATATGGATTACGAACAACAGAGAAGACATAATAGTCCAAGTGCTCGTTTAAAAAATGAGAAAAGCCACGTTTTCTTGAAACTTTTTGGGGTATATCTATGTCGGCTCCAGATAAAAGCCGCTCAATTGAAGTGCCGGCAGCTTTAGGGATATGAAGGAAGATGCATTTATACCTGTGACTAATCATTTAATAACACTTCTCCTGGAAATTTATATGAAAATTTGGCACGCCTTTGTATAAGCAGAACTCATTAAATCGACTAAAGTTCTTGAATAGAAAATTAGTCTCCTGTAGTAAATAGAAATCAACAAGAGCTTCTTTGGCTATTTTTGTCTTGCCGTAAACTTCTTCTAATTTTAACTGCTCCTCTGTTGAGCCTTCACCTATTTCGTGACCGGTGCCGCAACCTGGAGGGGCAAAATACCTATCTATTGAAACGGTATTTGGGAACTGATCCTTGAATATGTCTACGAATTTGCTCGAGTCAGAAGCTATAAAAAATTTATAATCCTTGCAGGATTTCAAAAAAGCACGAGGAGCGTTAAAGAGTATATCGTCGATCTTTTCTTTATAAAACAATACAGCGTCTTTCATTGGGCGAGCCCCTTCAAATCGACTCTTAACTTCTCCATTCGACATTCTAGCGTGAACTCCGACCATGTAATTACCTTTGAATTTTTCGCGCACTATATCTTTGACGGTGTTAGTCACCGATTCACTGGGCTTAATGCGAGAAAAGGTGTTGTAGAATAACTCGGTGCCTTCTTTTGATTTTAAGGGGTTTTTAATTTTTACAGTTTTATTTGTATGTTTTTCTGAATCTTTTTTTAATTGGTCTATAGATTCTTCATTAGTTATAATGTTTATATCGGTATCTATGGAGCAGAAGTATTCATTGAATAGGTTTTTTTCACCTTTGCTAGACCAGTGGCCGCGCAAATCTATAAGCATATCTTGCTTTGAATTCTCGCAATGAATTAATGCATTAGTTAAGTGCCATATGGTGTCGCCCCAGCCAGCATCCCAGGAGAAATAATAATACTTGCTCATAATATGATTTTCTCACGGCCATATTTATCAAACATTTCTTGATAATTTGGTATTTTATTATAGGCTTTTTTGCCGAATACTCTTCTGTCTGTGCCCAAGAAGTTTTCTACATTATTTTCATCTATCTCGATGTCTAGGTAGTCTACTATCGAGTTGAATTTCTCTAGCCTTTCTTGGTATGTTTCTAGTCCGTATAGGTCTTCATATTTAGAGACAAGACTGTTTGGCGGAAGTAGGGAGTGGTAGTGAGGGATGTATTTTTTGTACCAGGCGGTTCTTCTTTTTATGGGGGGCTCTTCTAATTCTTGATAATCAAAAGAATCCACTGTAGACTTATGCTCTTTGTTTTCTCCTAGCTGCCAAATTTGCACTTGGTTGGCGAGTTGCCATGAAACGGCAGGGTCAAAAGCACTTTCTCGATATTGGAAAATTATTTTTATACCATGCGCTTGACAGTAGGAGAGGAAGTTTTCATTTCCTTCTTCTGAGGATGTACACCATACATGTTTTACCCCGTCAAAGGTATTAAACAGAGAGTCTAGGAAACTCCAGAGTCTTTCATAATCTTCAGCTATATTGTTAAATTTATTAAAGTATGGAATGTTTTTAGATTCAGGTAAGTTATTAGGATCCATCTTGTGATCCTTAATTATTTGGGAATACCTAGGGTTGTGCTCAAGATCTCCTGTGAGTGAAGATAATGGCTCGTGCACTATTCTGTCATTTTTATTCAACGCAGAAATTAAACTGGTTGTTCCAGCCCGCTCCTGACCAAATATAACAAATTTAGAATCCATAACCAAAGTAATCTAAATCACGAATGAAGTGATCTTCTATATATTCACGACTGTAATCAGAGTAGTAATCTCTGTAACTATTTTTCTTTTTGTATTCGGAGCTGCTATTCTTTCGCCAGTCATCGAACCCAGAGGAGCTACTGAAGCCAAAAACATCTTTTAATGCATCAAGACATCCTTCTATGTTTTCCATTTTATAAAACTTATCAATAGCAATATCTCCATTAATTTTTATGCGGTCAACATAGTTTTCATAGTATCCAGCGTGAAATTTTAAAATAGCTTTTTCTTCGTAGGCGTATTTAATGAAACCATCAAAATCATCAGACATGTAATACTGGTGAAATTTCTGAACATAAGGCATCATTGGTGATTCTATATTGTTTTCAACAAAATAATCGAACTTCCATCCGCCAAGATAAGAAAACATTGATACGACTCTATCAAATGGATTACGAACAACTGTGAACTTGAAGTAATCTTCGTAATCTGGCACGTCTTGCGCGATAGCATTAAGGGCTCTTTCGCAGGTCACGTGATATTTGTCGTCATAATCCTGCTGGTTTTGATTCTTTGCATAATCTGACTCTATATTGGAAAGCAAATAATGCTTTACAAAAGTTCCTGCAGACTTGGGTATGTGAACGTATATAAATTTATGTTCGTGACTATACATCAATTCTATCCATTACTTCTCGGTTGCTTAGGTTGTCCAAGAGGAATTGCTTTCCGTCCTCTCCGCATAAATGGCACAGATTAAAAGATTTATTGTCTTCTCCTTTTTGAAAACAAGCTTGGTAATTTGCGTTCCACACCCAATCTAATGGTTTGTGCTCTTTAAGTATATCTGTTTTTGTGTATGCGTATGCATATAAATCTTGATCAATAAAATCTTTTCTCTCTCCTAGTACTTCTAGAACTGGATTATCTATCAACCCATGATGCTTTAAGAAGTCAACAAAGCTGTATTGGTCAGGCAGTACCTTTGTCATTTTCCGTACAACTTCTCGCCCCATAACGTAACATCCTAAATTTAAATTGTATTTTGGTATATCCCTGTTGGTTTTTTCATTATGCCAGTATACATTTTCATCTTCTGGTATGCTTTTTAGGTATTTCTTAAGGAAGATTTCATTCTTCTGAACAACTGCTGGGTGAAATCCATAACCCATGACGAAATCGTTTTCTTCGTAAGTTTCAAAAATGTCCGTAGCGTCTTTGCTAACGACCATATCTAGATCAAGAAGCGCAAACTTATCATAGCTAGTCTTCATGAATTCATGCAAGAATAAAATCTTAATGAAGGTGCTCTTCTGGTAGAAGCTGAAGTTGTAATCATCTATTTCTTTGAATGCAGGGAAGTCATTCATTGAGATAATCTTAAGATCACAGTTTATCTTTGATGCGTATCTTTCTAGCGACTTTAAACAGTGCGGTACCCAAGCGACATCTTGATAGCCTGGATTTGCGAAATCCGTATCAGACGGTAGGTTGTTGATAATATATATTACGTTACTCATACTATGGTTATTTCTAAATCTTCGTCAAGCAAGCCCCAGTTGTCTGGGTTTGGGTTATCTATCATTTTATTTCTGATATCCAGGTCATTGGTCTTGCGCTCCCCTTCTTGTTGTGCGTGAGGCTGCGTGGTATCGTTGGATGCTCCTTCGGATCTGTCATGATTTTGATGGTAAAAATCAGCATCTATTGATAAACATAAATTATATATATCTTCTTTCGCCGCAATACGATTAAGGAACTCTGTATCCATGCTATTCATGTAAACCAGCTTTTCATTAAAGCCTTTGTGTTCAAGGTAGCATTCCCTGTCAACCATCATAACACCAACTGCACCGCCATAAAAAGGAAAAACTTTTCCGTTTGGCATTAATCGGCTATAGTGGTTATGCTCGTGACAAATATCAACCTTCATGGATAATTGTTGATCGTATATATAATCCCTAAAAACAGAATGATGAGATTGGTCTTCACTTAAATTTCTACGACTACAAAACGCCGCTCTTGGCCAACTCCAACCATAATCTTTAACTTCATACTCATGGTAAAACCAATTCATGAACCTTTGACCTATTAAAGTGTCTTGGTCAATTCTCGCAAAATGTTTACCCTCCATGTTTCTGAATCCAACATTCATTGCGTGAACCTCTGAGAATGGAGAGTCTCCCTGGTGCCTGTCAGCTATCTCAGGTGACACGGTAACTATTTTAAGTAGACCTTTAGCTTCTGGGACTAATCTAGAAGATATAGACTCCCTTAAAGAGCCGCTACGAGAGCACCAATCAACCAGTACGACTTCGGATTGATCAACAACATTATTCTTTGCAATGATTTCGCAGGCATGATTAACTGTGTTAACACAACGGCCAACCGAATCACCATTATAATTATCATTTCTAGAAACTAATACGTAAGATATTCTTTTCATGATCCTGGGACTAATCTTTTAGAGTTAAAACAGAAAACGCGATTTTGATTAGGCACTGTAACTTGTATGCCTCCAATTTCTTTTAACATGTTCATGTGCACAGATTCTGGAGTGGATACGTGCTTTTCAAGATGCTTTAAGCAGTGAAAATTTATACTATTTCTGTATTGTTTATCTATGTTGTGATTGTATGTATTTGGAACTATGTAAAAAATCTTATTCATCCAGTTAAACACATCATTTAATTTTAAAAGAATATCTTCTGAGTCGGTAACCACAAAGAAATTAGCTTTTCTCGCATTGATTTGAACTTTATTCATTTGCGCGATATAAACATTAATATCACTAACTTTGTCAGCCTCGAGAATAACCCCCCAAGTATGCTCGGTAATTCTTTTATTGATTCTTATTATTTCTTCAATAGCTGTTTCTGGCATAGAGCTAAGGCTATGAATTTCGTTTTCAAATTTGTAAGATTTGTATTCCATTGTTAGTTTTTTTATTTTGTCTTGTTCAGTATAGTATTTAAGTGATTGTTCGTAGTTTAATTCTCTATCTAGGTATTTTAATATTTGAAGGCTTTTATTTTCATATGCTGTTTTGGCTTTATTTAGTTTTTTTTTAAAATAAGATATCATTAAGTTGATGGAGCTGGAGGGTCAACGACCCGATTAACTACCATTTTTGATAGTTTTCTGACTATTAATTTGGCGGTTTTTTTTATAATTAATAAGGCCATTGTGATCCATAAAGTAAGTTAAGCACAGTAAATTATGAATTATTAATTAATTTAAAATCCGAAAAAAACAGAGAAAAATAAAAAATAGTTAAAATCATACAGAGCATCGTTAGTTAGATTACACATTATTGAGTATAAATTTTACTATAATATCTCCCCTTTCTTTTTTAGAAGAGAAGGCCCACAGCCATACGTAACTATTCCTGATGTCAGATATAGTCTTTTCAGTTTTGATTATGCTCTCTTCTATATGTTTAATGTCTGAGAACTTCATTTTATTCAAGTCTATTTTTAAATCTTTAGCTATTGAGACTAGTTTGTCTATCTTGTTTTCTTTTTTTGCCTCTGTTGCTTCTTGGTATGCGTCTAGTTTTTTATCATTATTGGCGACTTTATCTGGGTGAGTTTCGATTGCTATCTTTCTGTATAAGGATTTAAACTCGGGAGCAACTTCAGGCTCACCCTTCTTTTCTTTATCTTCTTTGAGTTTTTCTAGTGGGTTTTGTAGGTCGTTTCTACTGCAATAATCACAAACCTCAGAACAAAATATGGGAACTGACTCTTCGTATATAGAGTTAACTTCCGATAACTCGTTATTGAGTTCAGAGCATTTAGCCTTTAGCTTTCTTAGTAGTTTTGATTTATAATCGTCCAATATACAATATTATAAAATAATATTGATATTTACCCACTACTAATTTTTAAGAAATCAGAGCCATCTCTCCATACGGCCCCCTTGATTAAGGGATCAACGGTAGGAATATTATCATAGTCAAGAATTAAATACCCCAAGCTGGCAGAACTTGAGGAAATGCTTGAGCTAGAAATAGATGATGCGGAAACCTGACCCAGGTCAGACACATCACTGTCTAGGTTCTGGAAGATTCCGCTTTCGCCGCTAGTATTGCTTAGTGTGTATAATGGAACTTTTGCCATAATATATATTACACGTAAGAATTAAACGCCTTAAAGATGAATATCAGAATCTTGATCAAACAAGATGATAGGGTGAATCCCTAAGACGCTTTTTAGAATTTAAAAGTCGTCTTCTAAAGAGCCGCTTTGTTGATACTCGCGAACTCTTCTTTCGAAGAAATTACCCATCGCCTGCACGTCAACAACCTCTCCTAGCCAAGGGAATGGGTTCTTATCACTAGGGAACCTGTAATCTAATCCTATGGCCTCTAAGCGTCTATTGCCGATATAATGCATATAGTCTACGAACATGTCTGCATTCAACCCAAGTATTCCAGTGGGAAGAACATCTTTTGCGTAAGCAATTTCAAGGTCAACTGCTTTTTTAATGTGTTCAATGAATTCCTCTTGAATTTCTTTAGTCCAAATAGAGGGGTTTTGATCAATTAAAGTATTGATGAGATAAGTTCCAAATGCAATGTGAGAACTTTCGTCCCTCAAAGTATATTTAATCTGATCAGAAACGCCCTGTAATTTATTTTGACGACCAAGCGCAAGAAGCATAGCAAAGCCGCTAAAGAAAAAAGTACCTTCGCATATAATCCAATAGGTTAAGAAGTTTCTTAGTATGGCTTGCTTGCCCTCAATGCTAGTTGAGTTAAAGTCATTAGAACTAATATCATCAGTAATCTGCATTAAGAAGTCATCCTTAGCTTTAATGCTTGGAACATTTTGATATGCCGCATAAACCTCATCAATTTCTAAATCAAGACTATCGCATATGTACACAACAGTTAGGTTGTGAAGACTTTCTTCAAAAGCTTGACGCAATATATACTGGCGACACTCAGCGTCTGTAATATAACGAAAAGCGGACAAAAGCAAATTATTGCCAACCAGAGACTCACTTCCAGCAAAAAATCCAAGACATCGTTTAACAAGTAATTTCTCATCTTCTGTAATTTCATTGTTCTTCCATTGCGCTATATCATTTTGCATAGATATTTCAGTGGGCATCCAGTTGTTCGCACAACTCTTAAGGAATAGGTCCCATGCGTATTTATGTTTGTGGGGTAAAATTCTGTTTACTCCGGCGATGTTGTCTGTTAAAAGTTCTCCTGTTTTATCTTTCATGTATAGTATAACGAATGCGATTAATAATTAGATCACATAACTATACAACAAAAAACAAGAAAGGTCAAGTAAAAAATCAAGAACGATTCTTGAATCTTTTAATTAACGACGTTAAATAAGAATAAACTATCGGCCAAAAACAAATAACCATAACAATGGTTGACAGTATAGAGAAAACTGCAAAAGGAGTATTGTAGTCTATTGAATTGTTTTTATTAAAAAATTTAATTGATTCATTTTTATCTATTACATTGTCTTTGTTTGTGTCGGCTTTATTGAAATCATTAATACTTGGTATAACTTGCTGTATACTTGTCGAGTTATTGGTGTTTTTACCTTTTTTAAATGTAGAGCAATTAAGCAAGAAGGGGATGATTAAAATTAATATATATTTTTTCATTTATAGATTTTCTGATATTCTTTTGAGCCTGGTTATTATGTAGTTTAAGTTGAGCGCGTTTATTCTATCTACAACTATATCTCCTTTTTCTGGATGCATTAATGCGCCAGATTCCAACTCTCCCTCGTGGAGAACATAAGAGATGAAATCATGAGCGCCGTTATTCTTTAACCAGTTCCAGTACATAGATCTTGTGCCCATCTTGCAGGAAAGTAGTACGTTTTCAAAATGAAACACTTTACTATACATAGTTACGTCCCTGAAGCAGGATATCTCGCTGGGAGGTTCGGATAGGGTTGAGTCTATGATCAGATTCATTACTCTGCTTGCTGTTTTTTCTTAAAATCGCGCAAGTATGAGTCTCTATCTATGCCTTTCTCTTTAAACTCTTTTTCTAATTTTTCATCCCAGTTCATTGGTAATGCTTCGGGGTCAGAGGAGTTGGAGAATATAATTAATGCTAGAATCACAACTATTGCGCAAATTATCAATGGTATGTTTTTGCTTTTCTTGGGTTCTGGTTCGACAGGCTCTGGTTCGGGTTCGACAGGCTCTGGTTCGGGTTCGACAGGCTCTGGTTCGGGTTCGACAGGCTCTGGTTCTGGTTCGACAGGCTCTGGTTCTGGTTCGACAGGCTCTGGTTCGGGTTCGACAGGCTCTGGTTCGGGTTCGACAGGTTCTGGTTCTGGTTCTACAGGCTCTGGTTCGACAGGTTCTGGGTCAGGGTCAATTGGTTTTGGATTAATGAACCCATCAGAAAGCTCTACATAATAGGGCCCAATAGAGTTCATAATGGAAGACCTAAATAAGGAGTCCTCCATAAAAAAGTAGCCAGAGTTTCCAAAAAACAAACCCCAACTGTTTTGGAATTCCCAGTAAAGCTTGTCGTTTATATACTTCCAACCAATAAGACATACTGCGTGGCCGCCCGCAACCTCTGATGCTAAGTATTTTTCTGTATCAACAATGCCGTCATAACCAATAGAGAAAAAGTAATCCCTGACCTTGAATGCATACCAAAGTGGCCGGTCAATTACCATCCTTTTGATCTCTTCTGTTTCAGAGCAGGGTATAACGTGGTAGGAGCTAATCTTCTTGAGTCTAGCGTCTTCTTTTGCTCCTTCTTTAGGGTTGCTGGATTCCCTATCTATATATGGCCAAAAGCTTTCAAAACAGCAACCTTCGTTTATCAATGCGTTCGCAGCTCCCCTGATTGATGTTCCCGAGTAATCTTCACCTGCCCATGGGTCATATTTTTTGGCAGTCTTGTATATCCACATAGGACTTGGTTCTTCGGCCTTGAATGCATTAGCCGAACCAAGTACAACCCTTCCGCTGTGGCCCACGCATGAACCTATTGAGCCTTGATTAGCGACACTCACGCATAGTGATCTTCTAGAGAATTCCTTACCACTAATACTTTCAGATTTTAAATACTGAGAGACGTGAACCCAATCTCTTTCATCAGCAGGATGCTCAGAAACATTTAATTTTTTTTCTGAAAATTTATTCTTTTTGACGTATTTAGATACTGGATTGTCTAGTAGTAAGGACGCTATCGATTGTATTAGTTTTTTTCTCATGTATATAAATACACATTAAAGTGCAATTATATACTATCTAGCAGCTGAACTATATTCGGATCTATTAAGTCTTGAAAGTTGACTAGCTCATCAATTTTAAACCAACCGAACTCACTATGCTCTTCGCACAGCTGTGGGAATAGCATCTTGTCAGACCTATATATGTGGAAGTAAAAATCACAAAACTCATCACTTATTATGTCAATAAACTCAATAAACTTAAAGTCTACAAATATTTTGGATTCTTCTAGTAATTCTCTTCCGGCGCATTCAATTGGAGTTTCGCCTTCGTCTATCGAACCCCCAAACACGGACCAATAACCTCCGTATGGATATTTGTTCCCTGTTATGTGGCATTTATCTGATCTTTTGGCTAGGAGTACTGAATTTTCAAAAAGCACTGCAACCCCAGAGGCTCTTCTATTGGCAGCTTTCACATTCCCCGCCGTTTTTCATTGCCTCAATGCTGCAGGCAGTTTGGGAGCTAGAAGAATTAGGCTCTTCAGAAGTTGACTTCTCTACCTTGCTGGCCGCCCTATTCCTTAAATAATAAGTTGTCTTCAACCCTGACTTCCAGCATTCCATATAAATGTCGTTTAAATATTTTAAGGATGTTGAGTTATTATACAAATTAAAGCTGATAGCTTGGTCTAGCCATTTTTGCCTAGACGCATTGCACTCTATTAATTTAAACATATTCCTGTCAAAGGCGGTTTTGTATTTTTCCTTTATCCACTGTGGGATATCGCCATCAAGTAAAGAAAGATCTCCGTCGACATCCTTGACTAGCTTTGCCACCTCGGGGCTCCATAAGCCTTCGTTTTTCATGTCATCAATAAAATGCTGGTTGGTAATAAAGAAGTTGCCGCTTTTATTTTCATAAACAAAGAGTACGGAAAAGTTAGGCTCAATACTCTGCTCTACTCCGTTGATGTAACCTATGGTTGCAGTTGGCGCAATAGCCATAACATTAGAGTTTCTCATGCCGAATTCAGAAACATGTCGTCTTGATGTTTCCCACTCGTCTTTCATGGTTTCACCATTGCCAGATGGCGACTGACCCTTGTAGGACATTAGGTTGTTGTAGGAATCAATTGGGAAAATATTTTGACTCCATAATGAGCCTTCATAAGTTTCATAGGATCCTCTTTCCTTGGCTAGTATAGAACTAGCATATATAGATTGGCAGGAATAAAACTCGAACAATTTGTCGTTGAATTTAATAGATTCATCGCTATCAATATTAATATTTAATTTATGAAGCACGTCATGTATAGCCATCATGCCTAAACCTATGGGGCGATTCTTCAGATTTGAGTTGGCAGCCTCTTTGGTTGGGTAAAAGTTAATGTCGATAACGTTATCAAGCATTCTTACGGCAGTGTGTATTGTTGATTTTAGTTTATCGTAATTAATAAAATAACCAGACTTACCGTGCGTGGACTTCTCCTCTACATGGTTTAGTAGATTTATTGATCCTAGGTTACATACAGCGGTCTCACCAATTTCAGTCTTCTCGCCAGATTTATACTTGGAGGCTTTAGTGTGGAGCGTTATTTCCGTGCATAGATTGCTGCTATGGACAACTCCTTCGTGCTGGTTGGTATATCTTATATTGCACGGATCTTTGAAGGTGCACCAAGGATGCGATGTCTCGAACAATACCTTGAGCATTTTTTTCCACAAATCTTTTGCGGGGGTTTTTCTAAAGTTTTTAACATTTCCGTCTTCTGCTGATTGGCACATTGCGTTATACCTATTGTCAAAATCTTCACCAAATGAATCGTGCAGACTTGCGTCGGTATCAATAAGCTTTTCGTTCGGGTCAAAGAAGTACCAATCTTCATTAGCTTCAACTTTTCTCATGAAGATATCTGGAATCCATGAGGCGGTATTCATATCGTGACATCTAAGCCTGTCGTCGCCAGTGTTTCTTCTTAAGTTTAAGAAATCTTCAAAATCTAAATGCCAAGGCTCTAGGTATGCACACCCTGCTCCTGGGCGCTTTCCGCCTTGGTTTACAGCAACCAGCAAGTCGTTGTAAATTTTCAACCATGGAATTAAACCTCCAGAAGTTCCATTTGTTCCCTTAATGTGGGAGCCCGAAGACCTAAATGGAGTTACGTCAAAACCTAAACCACCCGCAAACTTAGATTTCCTAGCTTCCTGCCAAGCTCCATCAAATATCCCATCAATACTATCATCAAAAGTATTGAGGTAACAAGAGCTAAGTTGTGAGTGGGTTGTGCCGCTGTTGAATAGTGTGGGTGTAGAAGCTGTGTATAAAAATTGACTAAACAGATTGTAGAACTCTATTGCTTTTTCGTTTTTATTTTCTTCGTTAATGGCTAGACCCATTGCAACTCTCATCCAAAAAGCTTGAGGAGTTTCCATTATTTTCTTGTCACTCCTTATAAAGTAACGATCAAATAATATCTGGATGCCTAGGTATTTAAACTTCTTGTCTCTGTCTATCTTTAGCGCCTCTGAGAGTTTGGTGAAATCAAAGCCAAGTAATCTTTCGTCCAGCATCTCTTGCTTTACTAATTTTTTAATGTTCTGTATGAAGCTTTTTCTGTACTGCAATTCAAAAGCTTCTGAGTCGACCCCTTCTTTGAATACTTCTTTGTATAAGCAGTTTAATAGTAACCCTGCAGCAGCGTAAGAGTAGTTTGGCTCTTTTTCTATTTTTTCCCTGGCAGATAAAACTAAAGCTTTGTCTATTTCGATAGTAGTTATTTTGTCGAATAACTGTAATTGGGCATCTAGAACTATTTCGCTTGGAGAAACGTTGTCTATTTCACTGCACGCTCTTAATGCGCTTTTTTTTATTTTATCTACTTCAAATTCTTCTAGGCGGCCGTTTCTTTTCTTAACTTTAATATTCATGAAATTGTTTTTACACTAAGGGGTTGTGTTGTTTTATAAAAAATGTAAGTTTTGTTAAAGAAAGCATACTAACATAAAAAAACGTGTAGATCAAGTAAAAACGAAAATAATTTATTAACAATAAGAGAACCAAGGATGAATATGAGAATCTTGAACAAACAAGATGATAGACAGAATCCCTAGTGTGCTTATTGTTAAATTTATGAATCGCTATTGTCTACGGCAGAAGTTGAGTTTGCCCAGTCCAGGTCTTTCCTTACGTCTAGATTAACTGACCATGCTGATTTTAAAAGTTTCGCATCTAGCCCATTTTTCTCAAAGGTGGATATTAATGCATTAATGTCTTTTGGGAAGCATGTGCCACCAAAACCTTTGTCTCCGTCGTGACCGGGAACTTGATAGTGGGACTCACCTATTCTTTTGTCACTAATAACTCCATTAATAATAGAGTTCCAATCTAATCCAAGTTTATCAATCAGCAAGTGTATCTCATTGAAAAAACTAACCTTGGTAGCAAAGAAACAATTAGCGATATACTTTACAGATTCAGACTCAACGCTTTTCATTATAAGACATGGCACATCAGGAAAATTGTATTTAAATAAGCTGGCAGCTTCCTGTGCGACGTGCTGGTATTTGGTATAGCCTATTATGTGCCTATCTGCATTAATGAAATCTTCTTTTGCGAATTTAGCGGTAAGAAATTCTGGGGAATGGATGATATGTAATTCCGGATGCGCTTCCTGTAGGCTTTCGGTTGTCCCAATTGGAACCGTTGATTTTATTATGAAGGTGGCGTTCGATCCGATGGATTTAATTTCGCTAAAGCAGGACTCTATAATTGATAGATTGCAGTCATCTCCCATAACATCCCTCATTGGCGTTGGGACGCATATGAAAACAAAATCCTGAAGTATTACATCTCTAAGTGGGTGAGTTGACGAGTCTGGATTTTTATCATATACCTTTACTTCCTCGGACGAAAATCCGTTGGCAACTGCGGAACCAACGAAGCCATTCCCTATGACTCCAATTTTAATTTGGTCTGTTCTTTTCAATCCAATCTTCTATTTTGCGGGATGGGTTCCATCCAAGCATAGTTTTAGCCTTAGTGTTGTCCGCAAGAGTTTCTCTTGACTCTCCTGGTCTTGCTGGGATATGAACGTGTTCACCTCCAGTTAATTTAACCAAATCTAAGACTGAATGATTTGTGCCAGTTCCGAGATTAAAAAGCTCTCCTACGATTTTCTTATCATCCGACTCTCCAGCAAGAAACATTGCCTCGACTATGTCTTTAACGTGAGTGTAGTCTCTGGTTTGAAGGCCATCTCCAACAACAGTCATTGCTTCGCCTGATTCTTTTTGCCTAAAGAATAAGCCGACAACTGGCGCGTAATCTCCAGCTAAAGGCTGACGCTCCCCGTAGACGTTAAAGAATCTAAATAGAACAGTTTCTAGGCCAAAAAGTTTTGTATACATTTTGCAAAGCTCTTCACAATTAGACTTGCTTACAGAATATGGGTTCAAGCAATCATTCGGCATATCCTCCTTTAAGGGAATTGGGTTTTTAAGCCCATAGCAAGAGGATGTCCCTGCGAACATTACTTTTTTGCAGTTATTTAATCGCGCGGCCTGAAGAACGTTGCAAGTTCCTAGTGAGTTGTTCTTGACAGCATCAGCTGGATCCTGTACGCAAATTTGTATCCTGGACCTGGCGGCTAAATGAAAAACTAAGTCAACACCCTTGAAGAGTGGATTGAGTTTCTCGAAATCGCAAATATCTACTTTGTGGTTTTCGCAATCATCTCTCCATGTAAAATTAGAATTTGCAGTGGAGGATTCATCATCAACTACGACGACATCGTGTCCGGCTTTAAGTAATCTTTCAACAAGATGACCGCCAATAAACCCGGCGCCACCTGTAACTAAACATTTTTTCTTTGACATAATTAGTGTTACACTTGATCACAGTCAATATTTAAATTTTTAATATACCATTTGTATGTTTTAACTATCCCGTCATTTAGTGCGACTTTCGGCGAGAACCCTTTTGACTTGATTCTTGTGTTATCCATTTTTTTTCTAAAAGTTCCGTCTGGCTTGGAGCTGTCAAATACTATTTGACCGTCATAACCAACTGCGTCTTTAATTAAATGCACTAATTCTAATATACTAACTTCATACTCTGAGCCACAATTTATATGAGAAATGCCGTCGCTATATATGTCTTTTGCATTTATGTTTTCCATGCAATGAATAACTCCATCGGCCAGATCTTCTACATATAAAAATTCACGCATAGGTTTTCCAGACCCCCATACTTCTATTGATCTGTCACCTTTTTCTTTTGCGCAATGTATTTTGTTTATTAAGGCAGGTAAGACGTGCGAACTCTTAAGATCAAAATTATCCCTAGGGCCATATAGGTTGCACGGCATTACCGAGTAAAAGTTGCAACCATATTGATCGTAAAAGCTTTCGCACATTTTGAGCGCGGCTATTTTAGCTATAGCGTAAGGCTCGTTAGTATGTTCAAGCGGGCCGGTAAGTAAGTATTCTTCCTTGATTGGTATGTCTGCATGCTTTGGATATATGCATGAAGAACCTAAGTTGATTAACTTCTTGACTCCAAATTTTTGCGCAGCCTTTATTATTGTTGATGAAATTTGTAAATTATCATAAAGGAAGTCTGCCCTGTATGTATTGTTGGCTAGAATTCCACCAACTTTAGCTGCACAAAGAATTACCGTGTCAATTTTTTCATCACTAAAGAAGTCCATGACCTTATGTTTGTTCATGAGGTTCATTTCCTGCCTAGTCCTAGTTATGATATTAGAATAGTTTAGGGACTCAAGCTTCTCAAGTATAGAAGAGCCGACCATTCCTCGATGGCCAGCTATGAATATTTTTTCTTGCTTCACTTAGATAATAACGAATAATCGTTATGGTACATCTTAGAAACGAGCCCAAAAAAGTCTACCTTCCTGACCCAACCAAGTTCCTTTTCAGCAAGAGAGCAGTCTCCGCAAAGCTTGTGGACTTCAGCTGGCCTATAGTATTTGGGACTAACCTCAAAGAATAATTTGCCTTTTTTTGTGTAAAATTTTTCATTATCATCTTGACCTTCAGAGTAGAAATCTATTTCTGCGAACTCTAAAGTCTTGGTTAGGAATTCTCTTACGGTGTGCATTTCCCCGCTACCCAATACGTAATTCTTAGGCTTGTCTTGATTCAGCATGATCCATACGCCAGACATGAAATCTTCGGCATCACTCCAGTCTCTCTTAGCATCAAGGTTTCCTAATTGAAGAATAGGTATATCTTTTCCATCTTCTAAGGCGATTTTAATTTTCGCTATACTGTGGCTAATTTTTCTGGTTACAAAATCAAGACCTCGCCGAGTACCTTCATGATTAAATAGCCAACCCTGTACTGCATATAAATTGTAGGACTCCCTGTAGACCCTGACAATATGCCTAGCTGCGCACTTAGCAGCACCATAGGGAGATTGTGGTCTCAGTGGGTGATTCTCATCTTGAGGAACGCAAACCACATCTCCGAATTCTTCAGATGATCCAGCATTATAAAATCTACATTCCGGAGCAAATCTTCTTATCGATTCCATAATATGTAGAACCGCGTCAGCGTCAGTATCCCATGTCTGGATTGGATAATCCCAGCTTCCAGCCACAAAAGATTGAGCTGCAAAATTAATAAAATAATCTGGCTTAATATCTAGTATTACGTCCCGAATACTGTGCGCATCATTTAAGTCCATGTTGATTAACTCGAATCTAGGATTGCCTTCTAGATGCAGGATATTCTCGTGGTTTTTAACGCTCAACCTGCGTACCGAGCCATAAATTTTATGATCAGTGTTCTTTAATAAATAGTCGACCATGTGACTTCCGTCTTGACCGGTGACTCCTGTTATAATTATTTTTTTCATTTATAAATTGTAAGATTTTCAGATTGGAATTCAATTTTTAATTGTTGTGTAGTATTTTTTTAAGATCATGGAAGTGGCTATCATGATCAATCGAGACGTGTATCTTTGGTGGGAATTCTATGCTTCTATAAAGGTAAACTATCTTGTCGTATGCCTGTTTGTATTTTTTGTAGCTACTTGTGTCTCCTCCTTTATATCTTTGTTGGTTAAAAAGACCAAAACCCTTTAGGTCTAAGTTTTTTATAGATTTAAACCAATAGAAAACCATCGGAAGAAGGAAATATGTTAATTTATCTATCTCTCCCCTGCCATTGGTAAACCTATAAAGGTTATCCTGGAAGCATATATTTTGCTTTATTGCTGACTTTTCATTATTTAAAATGAACGTAGGATTTTGAGCGAAGCAGTTTTTATAAGTTTCGATTATTGGGTTTGTTTTATACAAAGATAAATATGATTTGTTTTTTATAAAATCATTTATTCCAAATTTAGGATTTCCGTTTATTTTTTTATTAACATTTAATATTGATTCGTAATTAAACATTTCGTAGCCCAGGAAGTTTACATCAGCAAGAAAATCTGGATTGATCTCAGATAGTACATGACAATAAGATTGCGGGTCGATAAAAATGTGAAAGTCAGGGGATAGGGATATGTCTTTAAGGAAAAACATAGAAGATGAAGAAAAGGATATAATTACATATCCGTCTTGACGTTTTGATTCTATGTATTTTTTGGTTGTTTTTTTATCCAAAGCTGGCCCCAGTAATAAAACTTTACTTGAAGAAAATAAATCATTAATACTATCTGACTGGGAGCTTTTTGCCTTCACGAGATAAGTCTAAGCTTGTCGGCCTTTGTGTGACTTGTTTTTTGACTTTTGTTTTGAGAAATTACCATAAAGAACCTCGCCGACATCAAACTGCCATTGAAAGTCTATGTCAAAACACTCCAGTTCGTCTAAGCAGAAAAGTAGTGGTTTAGCTGGGCTTTTTGTGTCCATGAAGTATCCGTCTTCAATGATGTCAAGTCTGGTTGCGTAAAGACAATGGGCACCTTCGTACACGGGGTCAACAATTTTTGTATTCATGATGGGCAGATCCTTCCAGTCTGTAATACTGTTGTTGTCGGAATCCCAAAAGTAATTCCTTTTCTCGAACACCGAAAATGCACCCTCTTTTTCTGATTCTATAAATCTTGATACAAAATCATCTATGCTAGTTATACTTAAAAGGGGGTTGCATGCGCTAATTAAAATTGCATATTTATATTTTTTACTGAAATTTAAATTAATTTTGTTGTGCCATTCAAAGATTATTTTCATATCTTTTTCTTCGTTGGCGGAGGATTTAGATCTATTGTATATGTTTATGTTGTGTTTCTCGCCTATTTCTTTTATTTCCGTTTCATAGCATGAAAGATATATGTTATCTTTTGGTATGATTGAAGAGTTCGAGAGTTTCGATAAGCAGATATCTAATAGCGTCGAACCAGCAAAAGGTCTTGTCATCTTTTTTGGAACACGCTCGGAGTTTAACCTAGCTTGTACAATGAAGCAGATATCGTTTATGCTTCTTGGTGGTTCGGCTGTAATTTTATTGGTCGCCATGTGTTTTGTTATTTGCTAATTTATCTAATAGCATGCTGATTTTTCCGTCACTCTTATTTATTTCCGCTAGTATTGGCCTTGCTTCTTCTGGAGCATGCTTGAAGGCGACCCTCAGGATATCCATCCAGTTCTTATTATTTTTACTCCTAACTTCTTCGACTGCATCTATTATTTCTAAATCTTTCATATTGTTTTTTCGTATAACTGTGGGGATTTGTACGTAAAGCCGTTTCGTTCCGCCATCTTTATGGAACTGATATTTTCTTTTTTAATTTCAGCAAGAAAATAACCTTTAGCGCTACCAAGAAATAAGGATAGCATTAAGCTGCCAAACCCCTTGCCTCTATGCTTCGCGTCTATACTCCACGAGAGAAATTTCTCGTTTTGATTATTTGTGTCACATCTTATCGTACCAATGGATTCGCTATTAGGATCTTCCATTATTAAAATATCCCTACTAGAATTGGATAAGCTGCGACTAAACCATTCCTTGTGTTGTTTTTCTGTAATAGCTGCCTGGTCAAATGAATTTAATCTAGTCGTGGGATCGTTTCTGCAGTTTAGTAAGAAACTCCAATCTTCAAAAACAGCAGGTCTTAAGTACATATAAAATCATCTTTATTGTAAAGTTTATCAGAAACCCTGCCAATTGTCAAGTCAAAATTTCTTGCAGGCACGTTTCCAGTCAGGAAGGGTCTTTTTGTTGTGATATTCTCAGTGGTGAATGCTTCGCCTTTTCTTATCTCCGTCTTTGCTACCACGGACCTCATTGCATTTTTGAATTTAATTTCCGAATTAGATAATTCGTTTGATTTCTTTAACTCTAATGATTTTTCTGAAAATTTTATATATTCAATCATTTGGTTTAATTCGCTTGGTTCTAGTGCGAACGAGTGGTCTGGTCCAGGCAAGTTCTTGCTTAATGTAAAATGTTTTTCTATAATTTTTGCGCCAGCAGCAACAGCTAGAGCTGGAGTAAGTGGACTCTCTGTATGGTCAGATAGCCCCCACTTGTGGCGACTGTCTTGAGATAAACGCCTTACGATGCCAATACCTGCGTCTTCTATTGGGGTTGGGTATGCGTTGTTACAGTGCATGAAGCTCAAGCAATTACCATATTTATTGGAAATGTCAAAAATTCTATCGATAAAACTCATTTCAAAACCTATACCTAAGGAAATAATAATTGGCAGTCCGGACGAGGCTACCATATCTATAAATCTAAAATCCGTGCATTCAAATCCTGATATTTTTAATCGACTTACGCCTAGATTAACCAACTCTTCTACAGCTTTTTCGTCAAAAGGAGTTGACATGAATTCAATTCCAATATCATCGCAATACTTTTTAAGTTCTTTTTGCCATTCACGCGGAAGCTCTACATCCCTGATGAGTTTATTTATGTCTTTATATCCTGCGAAGTCTGGAGTGTTTTTACTGTATAGAGTTTCCGAGGAGTATGTTTGGAATTTACAGGCAGAAGCGCCTGCCTTAAACGCGACATCGATCAGGGACTTAGCTTGATCAAAATTTCTATTGTGATTTGACCCAGCCTCAGCTATCACAAAAGTGTTCATTCTAATTGATCATTATGGAGTCCGCCCACATTTCGATAATGGGTGGTTCTTCGATTTTGTATAATGGAAGGTTTATTATATTTTTATGTATACTTTCTGAGTTTTTAAGTTTAGCCTTAGAGTTGAAGTATTTAGTTTTGTGGAGTAGTGGATAATGCGTTGACGTTGGGTACAGTTTTTTGATTTTATTTCTATTATTATCGTCAGCTATTATTGTAGAGAAGTAGTAAGAGCTATTTTCGTCGTGATCAATTAGTCTTGAGTTAAACAATATGTCGTCAAAAACCGCAGTCCTTGACTTGATTAAATTAAAATTATGTTTTCTTGTTTTTAATCTATCTGCGTGTGTCTTTAGACTTTCGATAGCTAGACAAGAGTTCAAATCGTTCATGTAAAATTTAAAGCCAGACTGAACTATGTCGTAAGAATTTTTAGTGTTTTTCCTTCCGAAGTTTCTGTAGCAATTAAAGAAGTCTCTAGCTTTTTTGCAGTCGGTACTAATCATACCACCGTCACTTGAGCAGATTGGCTTATACGGATGAAACGAAAAGAAAGTAAAGTCAGATTTTATTTTTGGAGTAACACAATGAGCGGAATCAACAACTAACGTTTCGTCACCTTTTAATTTTAGGTTAGGTATTTGGCTGACACCGCCATATAAAACTGGCATTACAACCGAATGATTCTGGCTATTGTTTGATCTTTTGTATAGATAATCATCAAAATCAAAAAGCAAATTATCATCAACATCCACGAATATTATATTGTGACCTAGGTGTTGGGCAGCCCAAGCTGGCGAGACGAAGCCGATAGATGGAGTATATACATCGCAGGGTCCGTGGATAGATTTTAGATATTCGAAAATCATAAATGCAGCGGAACTCGCAGAGCTTGTTGATACGTTATATTGTTTGCCAGATTTATTCTTGAAGAGTTTCTCTAGTTTAGACGATAGCGGACCAAAACCTATGTCCCCACTCTCTATTAACTTAGAGGCTAGCATGGTTTCTTTAGCGGAGAAGTTGCTGTTGAATAGTTTCATGAGATTCCCGATTTTATTAAGGATATTAATGTTTCGGTGTTGCTTTCGACCCACAGTTTTGAGTTAAAGTGAGGGCCGGTGTATTTCTCGAAATCTTGGTGTTTTTTGTTTGTGTACTGTGGTCGTATTTGTAGTAAATTTATGTTTGGAACCCTGTAGGTAAAGGGGATCTCCGTGATTGAAAGCATATCTTCATGCAATTTCTCTCCAGGCCTTAAGCCTGATATTTTTGTAATAGACTTCTTTTGTAGTATTTCTTCTAGGGCAGAAATGCAGAGAGGCAGTGTGTAAGAGTTTATTTCTGGTACAAAAACTTCACCACCAAAAGAGTTAACCAACGCATCAATGACTGTATTTACGGCATCATTAAGTGTGAACAGAAATCTAGTCATATCGTTCGAGGTGACGTTAATTGGTTTGTTGTTTTTTATTTTATCAATAAACAAAGGTATGAATGAACCTCGTGAGGCAATTACGTTACCGTATCTAACTGAGGAAAAAATAGTCTTAGAGCCTTGGTTGTGAAAGTCAAAGTTAGTGAAGATTCTCTCTGCTATGAATTTACTACAACCATAGACGTTTACTGGTTCACAGGCCTTATCTGTAGAAATTAAGATGCACTTGCTGACGTTATTAAGTAGTGCCGCTTTCGCCACATTTCTTGAGCCTTCTATGTTTGTTTTTACGCATTCATCTGGAAATATTTCCATGTCATCAATGCGCTTTAAAGCGGCAGCGTGAATTACGTAATCTGGCTTATGGGAAAAGAAAGTTTGGTTGACTTTCTCGAAGTCTCTTATGTCACCAATAACGGTTTCCACCTCTGGGAGTGAGTCTTTGATTGCGGCATGCTTCCCTTCGTCTCTACTGAACACTATTACTCTACAGTTTAATGATTTGAGTTTTTCGCATAAAGCCGACCCCAGAGATCCTGCGCCGCCTGTTATCAGTATAGTTTTATTTTTAAGCGATGTCATTTATTTTTATTTTTTTTATTGATTCTGGGTAGTTGTTGAATTTAGAAACCAATTCTAGTGATACGCCCTTGTTTGAAAACCATTCATTCCATGAGTTCATTAATCTTAAGTGCATATTTTTCTCTTCGTTGAAGTTGATCCATGGGGCGCTAGAATGCGGGTCGTTTGATATTTTATTGCATTTATTGTTTTCATCCCTGTAGAAATGAGTCTTATTCCCGGATGATTCATTATCGCAACCTATTAGTATGATTCTGGAGAAACCTAAATGCTCACACATATAAAATATTAACTCAGACATGATTCCCGGACCGTATGGTCTTAGATGGATATCACAACCGTTCCAAGCAGACTTTATAAAATTTCCCTCTGATAATACCCATTTGTCTAACTCCCTGTGAGTGCCTTCGTTGGCGCATAATGCTGATAAGCTTCTACCCTTATCCCTCTCCTTGATGTGAAAATATAAATCAAATGGATTAGTGGATGGCGCCAAACTTGAAGCTTCAACTATCATTGGTTTTTTTTCTCCATAAGCATAACTTTCCATATTACAACAGTTATATGCGTGAATGTCAACAAAATTCTTAAACAAATTATAAGACTGCTTGATTGCTATAACCCTGTGGGCGCTCAATAACTCCATCATCAAGCCATCGTCATAATCACTAAGGAATGGCGAGCACCCAAGCACGATAGCAGTCTCGCCCTTAAACTTATTACATACGGATTCAATTAGGGTCGATTGATTTTTTAAAACTTTTTCACTTGACATTTTCTTAATTTATGTTATAATGCTTCAAAAGCTTTAGCTATTGAAGCTATTCTCATGTTAATCTTATTTGTCTAACGTTAGTCTAATCAATCAGTAATCTTACGGAGACCTCATATCTTACGAAGACCAAGCGCGCGAGATTTTCTTCTTTCTTTTTGCTTGACATTACTATGATTATATGTTAGTCTCTTATTTATTCTAAATAAAAAATGGAAATAAACTCCTTATCCGATAATGAGCTAGTCTGCAATTTGCAGGTTGGCGTAGAACCCGAGCAAAGCTTGGGCGAATTGGTTCAACGTCATAGTGGTATATTCATAACGATGGTGAATAATTACTCTCCTACTAGCACGTCCGGGATAGTCTCAGACAGGGTAGATCTACTGAAGGATAGAAATTACTATATTTATAAAGCGGCGCTAAAATACGATGACTCTAGAAATACTAAATTTTCAACCCATCTTGGCAACGAGACTAGATGGTTATGCTTGAACTTATATAATAAAAATAAGAACTCAAAGGAAGTTCATATGGATTATGCTGATATCGGCAAGAGGTCAGAGGATAAGCCTGAAGATAAAAAAGTAGACCTAGAAGTTTTAAGTAAAATCATGAACCTAATAAATAAAGATCCTGACACCAGGGTTTCAAAGATATTCAAAATGAGATACATAGAAGGGCAGAGGAACAACGTAATGCCATGGAATAAAATATTTTAGCCACTAAAGCTTAGCATACAGGGGTGCATAAACATCCACGACAAAGCAATCACTAAAATAAAAAGAGAACTAAAAAACGAATTATGATAAATAAATTTATAGGAATAGGTCACCTAACAAAAGACCCAGAAACTAAATCATTTGAAAGCAGCAACACTAAGTGTTCATTCTCACTAGCCATTAACAATTCTAAAGATGAAGTCCTTTTCTTAGACACAGAATGCTGGAACAAAACGGCAGACAACTGTAAGAAGTTCCTATCTAAAGGTTCTTGCGTTTACGTTGAGGGTAAAATAAAAGTCAGCAAATGGGAAGACAAGAATGGAAACTCAAGGCAAAAGTTTTACCTTGGCGCTGACCTAGTTAGATTTCTGCCAAGCGGAAAGAAAGAACCAACTAATGTTGCTATTGAAAATCCACAACCTAGTCCTACTATACAATCAATAGTAGAAGAAGAAGAAATGCCATTCTAAGACATGAAGAAAATAAATTTCAGTGGACCAATAAATTCATTAAGTTTCGGTAACGTCACTTACAACATGCTAAAGTCTCTACATGGAAAAGGTGTAGACATATCCTTCTTCCCAATGGGGAGTTCTTTGGATTTTAGCGCTTACGATAAAGTTAATGCAGACTTCAAATCCTGGATAGATAGTTCCTATAATAATAGATTCTCCAACTTATCAAAAGAATCCGTGTCTCTAAAGATGTGGCACATAAATGGCGCAGAGTCAAGAGTTGGGGCAACTCAATATTTATATACTTTTTATGAGACTGACGAGCCAACAGATACCGAAACAAACATCTGCAAAATACAAGATAAATGTATATTCAGTAGTTCTCACGCTAGAGATTGCTTCGAGAAATCTGGAGTAGATGATCCCGAATATATACCAATCGGGTTTGATACCGATTTCTTTGAAACAAATAAAACATACCTTGAGGGAAGAATTAATTTCGGAATTGTTGGCAAGTTCGAAAAAAGAAAACACACCGAAAGAATAATTAAACTCTGGGCAGACAGGTACGGCAATAATAATGATTATCAGCTAACATGCTGTATCAATAACCCATTCTTCAAGCCTGAACAGATGGGTCAAGTTTTAACAAAAGCCACTAATGGTAAAAGGTTCCGCAACATAAACTTCCTGCCCCACCTGAAGACTAACTCTGAAATGAATGAGCTTTATAACTCTATTGACATTAATCTAAGCGGCCTAAGCGGAGCAGAAGGTTGGAATTTACCCGCATTCAATTCTACTTGTCTAGGTAAATGGAGTGTCGTATTGAACGCCACCTCGCATAAAGATTGGGCCACCAAAGATAACTCGATATTGGTCGAGCCAGAAGGCCAGGAAGAAATTTATGACGGAGCATTCTTTCAAAAAGGTCAACCATTTAATCAAGGCAACTTAAATACATTCTCCGATCAATCATTTTATAAGGCGCTAGACAAAGCTATAGATAAATACGACAAAAGAAACGAAAAAGGTGTTGAAATAAAAGAAGTATTTACTTACGATAATACAGTTGAAAAAATCTTAAACCTAATAAACAAATGAACATTAAGAAACAAGGCGAAGGTGTTCTCCTCTGCTGTGGCAAAGGAAGATGTCCGGTATTAAAAAAATCTAAAGAAAAAACAGACCATTACACGCTCACTGATGATTTTGGTGGGGAAGTATCTTTGACTCAAGAGCAGCTTCTAGTTATCAAGGAAGCGCTAGAGTCTCTCAATGGTAATTGAATTGATCTCCTGTGTCGGCTTAATGTGGATCCTTAGGTATGGGTCCATATTAGGCCGTCTGAGGGATTTTATTTTTAAACATTCTAATTTATTAAAAGAATTATTTAATTGTAGTTTATGTTTAGGCTTTTGGTGTGGTTTCTTTATTGGTTTATTAATGTATAAT